CACCCCTCCCTACAACGTGGGGAGGGGCTGAGGGTGGGGATACTACGCCACGTTATGCCCGTAGATCCAACGCCAATCGATGTACCCGTAGGTGTAGCGCGAATACAGCGGATAGCGGATCTGAACCTGATTCATATTCATACCCTCATTCGAGATACCGAACGGAATACGATTCACCCAGAACAACGACATCTGCATCGCCGTACTGTCGATCATGAACCAGTTGTTGCTATCCGTCAGATAAAACCACGGGATCACCTGCCAGCGTTGATACTGCACATTGATAGCGTTGTTCGCACTATCCGGATCATTCATCGACCCCGTGATAATCCGTGCCTGTTCTTCCAGCGCGGGCGGAACCAGCAACACATTCGGCATCACGCCCATCTTATTCCCTGCATCATCCGTGTACGACTGCATCAAAATCTTCGTCGCCTCCACAGAGTCCTTCGTCAGCGCACTCGTACCGCTATTGCTGAAGGTTGTCCCGGTATCACTTGGGCTAGCCGGATGCGCACCATCACACAGCGATTGACCGTCAACCCCCGCATAATTTGTCGCATCGAAGGCATTGTTGAACACATCCGCCGCCTGCTGTTCCTGCAACTGGTCGAACGCCGCCGCCGCACGTTGCGCACGGGTGTTAATCACACCGTACTTATCATCATCCACCAGCTTGCGCTCCAGGATGATATCCACCGGATACTCTTCCGCTGTCATGCGGGTGGTGTATCCCTGGTTGAAGTCCAGCTGACCAATCGTGCCCTGATTGATGTACTGCATAAACGGTGTTGGGTCCATACCACCAACGCCGACCCATTCTTCGAACGCCCGATCACTATCCAACTGCGCAAACATCCCCTGACGGATGCTCGGACGCATACTGAAGCCAATATCGAAGAAACGATAAATCCCCGGGATCAGTGCCTTTGCAAATTGACTGCTATAAATAGCCATATTTTTCTCTCCTCATGAATTACCCCGTAGGGACTGGGCTTGCCCTGTCCGCTAGTGGGGGTTAACTACGCGCTACCTAGCGCAGTCTCTGCACGGACAAAACGAACATAAGTCGGCTCATTTGCGCTACTCGCCCAAACGACTTCCAGATCACTATTGCTATCCGTCGCAACCGTGTATTGTCCGGTTGTCCCGGCAATATCAAGATTGTCACCAACTGCACGGGCACTCGCGTCATACACCGCCCACACCGCATCGTGATTGCAAACAACTTCCACATATGTGGTCGAATCCGTCGCTAGGACTGTCTCATTCGCCACGCCGATCAATGCAGCATCATTCGTCGCCCCGAGGTCAACCTCACCGCTCTCCAGATTCAGCACATCGCCTTGTGTGATTTGCTCGCTATCCTTCGCGAGGAACTTCTTCACGCGAGGCTCGGCATTGATGCCACCGTACAC